GAGAATCGAATAAAAGCCTTTGAAGATAAGTATGGTCTCCTGGATGCTGATGATACCATTAATAAAGGTGCAGCAAATTGATGATATCAACATGTAAACAGGATAGACAGTTATCCAGTCTATTATCCCAATTGTTTCACAGTGATATTGCTATACATATCATAGGTTTATGAGATATTAGTATAAATAGTTTACATAATATATCTTACCAGACCTTGCTACTAAGTAGACAGTCAACTGTCAAGTATGTTTACAATGTGTAAAGATGATTTACGATTAAGGAGTCTCTTGGCGGATCGAGGGCCGGTGGCGGGGGCAGCCCGGTGGTGGTAATGTTTGTATCTTACTCACCAGTCTACAAAAATTTTAAAAAGCATTCTCACGTACAAAGAACATGCAGTATTATCCAACAGTTACGTCAGATCAGCAGAGGTATTGGATTTCATCAATAATAGATAGTGGTTGTTATGCGGTACGTTTTGATAGGATGGTTAGGCGTATGATATGGAGGGGGAGGTTAGAATTTACGATAATCACCCATAATCGTCCATAATCGGGATCGTTAGTATTATTAATTAGTTATAAAAGTACCGCTCCCGTGGAGAAACGAGACAAAATCTTATAAGGTACTGAAATCATTAGATGGCAAAAATCAAAGAAAAACGCCATAAATTAAAGAAAAGTGATTTTAAATACTTTAGAAAGCGTGTTTTATATTGGTTTAGGGTTTTGGGGTGTGGTGATTTTGGTTTAGATGTTGAGTTTGGTTGTACGGAATTTGGTGAGGATGCGTTAGCGGAGTATTGTGCTGATGGTGAGTCGATGGGTATTGTTATCAGGTTAAACAGGTATCCTGATGAGGTATTGACGAGAAAAGATTTAGACAGGATTGCATTTCACGAGGTATTTGAGGGTTGTTATTTGTGTGAATTAAGGTGGATGTCTGGATTTTCATTTTCTGATGGTGTAATTGACAGGGAGACTCACAGGGTGGTGAGAAGGGCCGAGAATTTTATTTTTGAGAGGTTGAGATAGGTGCCATTTAAGAGTAAGAAGCAGCGTGATTGGATGAAGATTAATCGTCCTAATTTGTATAGAAAGTAGAAAAAGAAGTATGGAGAAGGGGTCAGGAAGTCCAGAAGAAAGAGATAGGTGGGCTTGTTTATATCCTGAGGGCAAGGATGTATACAAGGAGCGTCTGTATGCTCTTTTAATGGGTTTGGGGTTTTCTGATGTTGAAAAGATGTCTGAGATGCCTGCTATTCATTTGTTATGTTTTGGTCGTGCTGTGAAAGAGGGGATTATAAGGTGTTCTGGTGAGCCGGTTAGATGAAATAAAGAATGGTTCATACAAAGTTGTTGATTATAGTGAATATGAGAGGGAGCTAAATCGACAGAAGAGGGCCATTTCTGATCGTGTTAAGGCTGAGAGAAGGAAGTCTGCAGCGCGTGCTGAGTTAAAGAAGTTAAAGGCCCAGAATGAAAAGTTTGATAAAATTATAAGTCAGATTTCTTCATTAAGTGAGACCTATGATGGCATTATAGAGACGTATCGTGGAATTTTAAATGATTTAGATGCAAAGCACAAAGAGGTTGTTTCTTTATATAATAAGAGTGGTGTTGAGGTTTTAGAGTCTTTAGGTTCTGGTCTTGAGAAGATAAACGGAAACACGGAAAGGTTTGAATCTATTTTACAGGATCAGTTAAAGGCGTTAGAGGTTCGTGATATTATTTCGGATTCTCATGATAAGCTTGCATCTTCGTTGTCTGACATAATTAACAGGTTTAACACTGTTTCAAAGAGTTTGAGCGAGTTGCCGAAGGAGTTTGTTGTTGATTTATCGAAGGTTGAAAAGAATCTTGATTTACTGATAAGCGACAATGAAAAGGAATGGACGTTTGACATTGAGCGTGATGCCAATGGTTTGATAAGTAAGGTTAATGCATGGCAAACAATGTAACTTTTCAGTCAAACAGGGCGGCAACTCCACCTCGAGATACTGATGTAGCCACAGTTGAGGATCATGATGGCGCTCATTATCAGAGACTTTGGAGTGGTGTTGATCGTCTTTTGGTTTATTATGATGGTAGCGACAATGTGGAATATGTTTGTAAAAACACAGATCCTGATGCTGCGACTTCAGACGAGGATTGGCATATTACAAAATTAACATATAGTAGTGGTAATTTTGCCGGTTTGACTGTAAAAGTTGGATCTGTTGATGGTAGGGCAGCGTTATTTTCATGAGCCTTTTGTTATTTTTTACAGGGGCTCAGTTTAGGAGGTCTGGCGAGAGCCGTTTAAAGCAATATTTTCAAGTTCCTGTTGATAATTGGGAGTTATTACGTCAAGAGGACGAAGAAATACTGAAAATAATTAAAAAATTCTTAGATGAAAAAGCCAAGTAAGAAAGAAATCGAAGCTTACCGAGAGAGTATTAAAAAGGTGGCGGATTATGAGGTTCAGATTGTAAAATATGAGGAGAAAAACAGGATAGAGTTTTTTTCAACTCCTCCGAATCCTGGTCCGAATCCGAAACAGGCTCAGATTTTAGAGGCTTTTTTAGACCCGATGTTTAAAACATTCGGCATGAGCGGCGGAAATAGACTTGGAAAAACAACTATTTTAACGCTTCTTGGTTTGTCGGTAATGAAGGGCAAGTTTCCATGGGATAATACGTCATTATTGCATTTATTTCCGCACAATTTACCGAGAAAGGTCAGATATGTTGGTCAGGGGTGGAATGATCACATAAAAGCGGTTGTAATTCCAGAGATTAAAAAGTGGTGGCCGGACAAATGGAAAGTCAAGACAAGGGGAAATGGTGTTATAACGGACACCTTTTGGGAAGATGAGAAAACAAAGTCAACTATGGAGATCATGTCAAACAACCAGCAATCAAAGGAGCATGAGGGTTGGTCTGGTGACTTGATTTTATATGATGAGCCTTGTAGACGTGAAATATATGTGGCGAATGCTCGTGGCCTGGTGGACAGAAAAGGTCGTGAAGTTTTTGCTGCGACTTTGTTAGATGAGCCTTGGATTGACAGGGAAATCATAAGAAAGACTGACAAGAATGGAAAGCCTGATAGGTCTGTATTTTGGGTGGAGGGCACTTCCCTTGATAATGTCGGATACGGAATATCACAAGAAGGCCTGGACGGTTTTGCCGACAAGCTTAGAGATGAAGAGTATGAAGCCCGAATTAAGGGAATACCTTCTTACAAGAGCGGACTTATACTCAACTTTAACCGTAAATATCGGGACCGTGGTGGTCATTTAATTGAAAGGTTTGATATACCGCTTGATTGGATGGTTGACATTGCCATTGACATACATCCGAGAAAGCAGCAAGCGGTTTTATTTGTCGCCACTGATTCAAGAAATGATAGGTATGTATGCAACGAGATATGGGGTCACGGAAATGCGAAGTGGATAGCGGAGAGCATTGTAAAGATAGTCAAAAGAAATGCGTACAGGGTAAACCGTGTTGTGATAGATCCGCTTGCAAAGGGAGACTCAAACAATCCTGAAACCGCATTTGATATCATTGCTAACATTTTAGCGCGTTATGACATGGTTCTTGAGACAGCTACAAAGGATAAGGATCAGGGTATTCTTGAGATTAAAAATCATCTTATGGGGCCAAATGGTGTACCGTCCATATGGTTTTTTGATGACCTTGTTAGAACGATTTACGAGATTGAAGGTTGGATGTGGGACAAAGACACTCAAAAGGCTGCAAAAGAAGATGATGATATGATGGAAAATCTTTACAGGATTCTGTTGCTCAACACTCAATGGGAGCCACAATTTATATATTATGATGAACCGGTTGAAAATTTCATGAGCAGGGATGCTGTCACGGGGTACTAATGAAAAGAGTTGAAGATTTAGTTGGTGTTGTCAATATTGCTTCAATGTTAGATGATAAGGTTCTTGGAGAGATATCTGAATCTGTTACAACTGGTTATGAGATTGATGAAGAAAGCCGGGACCAGTGGAAACAAAAGAACAGGAAAGCAATTGAGCTTGCAGAACAGGTATGGGAACAAAAAGATTATCCTTATAAAAACGCTGCAAATGTAAAATACCCTCTTATTTCAACAGCTTCTATTCAATTTGCGGCAAGGGCGTATCCAGAGTTTATCAAGAATCCGGATGTTGTTAGATGCCTTGTTATTGGTAATGATCCTGATGGTCAAAAGGCGGCAAGGGCTCAACGTATCGGCCAGCACATGAGTTATCAGTGCATAAATGAAATGGAAGAGTGGGAACAGGAGACAGATAAGCTTTTAACATATCTTCCGATCGTTGGTACGGCATTTAAGAAAACATACTTTTCAAGCGTTTTGGGCAGAAACGTAAGTGAGTTTAGAAGGGCAGAGGATCTTGTTATCAATTATTGGGCGAAGTCAATGGAAACTGCCCCAAGAATGACTGATGTTTTGACGTTATACCCGAATGAAATAGAAGAACGAATACGCTCAGGATTGTTTATAAACTTTGACTATGGTAGGCCATCATCAACTATAGGTGATGATAGAGATTTATCTTCTAACGATCCAGACCAGCCGCATGTATTTTTGGAGCAACACACATTTTACGATCTTGACAATGATGGTTACAAAGAGCCGTACATTATAACCTTTCACAAGGACACAAAAGAGGTTGTAAGAATAGTTGCAAGGTTTAATAATGTTATCCGTCCCAACAAAAGGATTGTTAGAATACCAGCAATTCAATATTTTACTAAGTTTCCGTTTATGCCCTCTATTTCCGGCTCTATTTATGATGCTGGATTCGGCGGTCTCCTTGGGCCAATAAATTCAACAATAAACACTGCAATTAACCAGCTATTGGACAGTGGACACCTTTATACCCTGAATGCTGGATTTTTAGGAAAAGGAATACAGTTGGGAAGGGGCCGCGGAGGGGGCGTATTGGAGTTTTCACCCGGAGAGTGGAAACAGTTGCTTTTTTCTGGTGATGATCTTAGAAAACATATCTTTCCATTGCCAGTCAAGGAACCGTCGATGGTTCTTTATAACTTGCTTGGATTTATGGTTAATGCGGGTGATAGGCTTTCGAGTGTAACCGAGATTTTAACGGGTGAGCAATCAAACGAGGCTGAACGACCAACCACAACACTTGCAAGAATAGAGCAAGGATTAAAGGTTTTTTCGTCTATTCATAAGAGGCTGTTTAGGTCTTTTAAGTCTGAATACAAAAAATTGTACGCTTTAAACCGTCAATATCTTGAGCCAATGAATTATTTCAGGGTTTTGGATGATCCAATGGCGATACCGAGAGAGGATTATGACACTGAAGATTTAGATGTTATTCCGGTTGCAGATCCGAATGAAACGACAAACACTCAAAAGCTTATCAGGGGGCAGATTTGGATGAGCATGAAGGGGCAGGGCTTCAACGATATGGAAATTAATAAAAGGTTTGCCGA